TGCTACAGATCCCTGGCCAAAATAGCTGCCATTTCCACCAGCTCCACCACCTCCCTGCCCCCCTGCGCCACCAAAAGACATAGGACCAAGGGGTGTCGAATTAGCACCAGCACCACCACCACCTCCTCCTCCGTATGTAACACCAAGTAGCGAAAACGGAAGACCGTTTCCACCTGCACCGCCCACGCCTCTATTACCTGCGGCTGATGCATTTCCAGCTGACCCAGTAGATTCACTTCCTCCACCACCACCTCCGTCGCCGGAGCAACCAGATCCAACCAAAGCACCATTTCCACCTGAAGTTCCACCTGGTAAACCACTGCCGCCTGGTGCGGGAAGTCCAAACTCAACCCCAGCTAGACCACCGCCACCACCGCCATTTCCTCCATTGCTGCCTGGTGTGCTTGTCGCACCGCCTCCACCACCACCAGACGCAGTTTGACCAAAACATAATGTATCTGTCCCATTAGCACCTGAAACGCGAGTTGCCGCGCCAGCACCACCAGTTCCTATCACAATCGTATACGATTTAGGTTCTGCTGTTATAGTTCCAGTGCGACAGAGTCCACCACCACCGCCACCAGCAATCCAATTTCCACCACCACCTCCACCACCAATGGCATAATAGGTAAGAGGAACAGGCGCACTTGAAGTGATCGCAAAGGTTCCAGATGATGTAAAGGTGTGAAAGCGGTACCCAACACCGGGTCCGCTTGTCGGTGTTGAAATTGTTCCACCAGTTGCGACCGTAACAACCTTCTTGAAGGGAGCTTGAGGGGGGATTGTAGCGCTCAACGGTGTCATTGAAAAGAAGGTTCTATACAAATCAGTAGGATCACCAGTAGGCTGTGTAAATGTTGCAACACCTGGTCCAGTCGGAAGAAAATTCGACATGGATGAAGAATGCACAAACCACTTTTGAGCAAGAGCCGCTTCACTTGGGTCAGACATTGCTCCCGTGTCACAGGTGTGTCATAAGGTATCGTGCTTAAAATGCCTCCGAAAAAGCCCCGCGCGCTATTAACGCGGGAGGATGTGTTGAAGCGGGCATTGGAGCGCCGCGACCGGGCACGTCAGCGATCGATTCTTCGGAGGGCAAACCGCCAGGGCGCGCGGGCTCGCGATGCTTTGGTGGATCGTGCGCTAGAGGCGGTGCAGGCGCGAGGTTCGGCAGCTGCACGTGAGGCTGCGAGGCGCGCACGCGATGCGTTTAATATGGCGCTAGAGCAGGGACGCCAGCATGGCCCTGGGCTGGCAATGGGCGCGCTGCGGGGTGTGATGGCTGCTCCAGGAATGGCAGTTGGTGCAGTGAATGCGGGCTTGGGTGGCGTCGTGGCGGGCGTTCAAGCTGCGGATCGCGTGTTTGATTCGGCTGCGGCGGGTGCGTTTCGAGCGGCAGGCGCAGCAGGTCGATTTGTGGCGGGTGAAGTGAGGGCAGCGCGGGAGGGTGCAGCGCATCTTCAGGAGGGCGTGCAGGGAATCATCAACAGCCCGGGCGGGGTTGCACTTGACGCAATGATGAAGGCTGCACTTATGCCGTTTGACGCGGCAGGAATGGTGATTGACCGCGCAGTTCTGCCGTTTGGCCGCCAACTTGTTCAAGCTGGAATGGATGGGATTGCGGATTCAGACCGCGATCGTGCGCTTCTTAACCGACAATTGGAAGAGGATCGGGCGGCTGCGGAGGGACGGGCGGATCGTGTTCAGGTTGAGGCAAGTGCGCAGCAACAGGCTGCTGGTGGGTTGGGCGCATATGCTCAGGCACGCGCGCTTATGTTGAGTTTTATGGGAGCCGCACAACCGGCTCCGCCGCTCCCGCCTCCACCGCCTGCGCCACCTGGGCCTCCGCCGCCTCCACCGTCGTCTGGTCAGGGTCCACTTCCGCCTGCAGCGTGATGACTAAGGATGGCATTCGAGCCTAGCCGCCAGGCGTTCAAGGATGCTGCGGATGAGGCGTATTCAAAGGATCCGAAGAGTGAAATCAGTGACTCGTTGAACTTGGTGTTCTCATCCCCGACAATTAAGGCGTGGAAGCGCGATAATACTGTTCTGGTCGGAATTCGCGGAACACAGGATGCGCGTGATATTGTGGCGGATGGGGCAATCGCGTTAGGACGTCTTGAGCAGTCCGCGCGCTTTCAGGAGGACCTCTCTATCATGAACCAGCTAACGAGCACGTACGCGGGCGACGTATTCTATGGCGCGGGGCACTCGCTGGGCGCCGCAATTCTGGACTTGATGATTTCACGCAAGTTGATTTATAAGGGCGTGTCGTATAATGGCGCCTTACAGTTGGGCCGTGAGGAAACGGCAAACCAGCGCGTGTATGCGAAAAACGACGTTCTTGGGTACTTGTCGCGACCGTTCTTGGCTTTACCGGCCGAGATTCGCAATAAGCAGTCCCAGATGAACCTTTCAATGGGTCCAATCGTTGGGGGTATTAAATACTTCTTAGATCAACACAGTACTCAGGGCCTTGGCGCCGGTCGGCCTCACCATACGCCACGTCGATACAGCGTGCGTTAAGAATGACCCGTCGTGTTGCACGCGCGGCGCCCAAGCGCACACACAAGAGCCACAAGCTTCGCGGGCGTGGAGAAGCAGAAGATAACGAGGCGAAAGCGCGTGCTAGTCTAGCAAAGCTTATGAGCGAGATTGATAAGATGTTTGAGCATGAGAAGACAGCCGGTCCTCATGGAACAAACAGCAGGAAGGCTTTTATGTATCGCAAGGAATACGATGCTGCGCATGAGACGGAAAAGCAGATGACATCGGGCCCTCTCATTGACGACGGGCCCCAGCAGGCTCGGTTTGCGAAGATCTACCACAACCATAAGAATATGAAAGCAATGAATCAGTGGTAAAATAGTTAAACCTCGTCTTCGTCCTCCCGCTCGCGCTTCTTTCCCCGCGCCGCCTCCGCCTCGTCCAAAAGCTGCTTGAAGAGGTCAACGCCCGTCACCTCGGGCTCCACCGGCTCAATCTCAACGCTGCCCGCCGAGAAGGGGACGTGCTCTGACAGCAGGATGTGCTGCAGGCGATCCGCGCTCCACACGCCAACGGGCGGCGGCGAGTTAGAGAAGTAGATCACGTGTGGCACCTCGAATACCTTTAACCGCGACTGGTATTTAGACGAGTAGATCTGTCCATTCTTCAACTTCTCGCCGACGATATAGAGATCCTTCAGCGTAATCAGGTCAACGGCGCGCGCGAGGTCAAAGAGCACGATGGGCTGGCCCGTATAAGAAAAGGCCGCGTCGGACTGGCGGCCGTCCAGCTCAACGGCATTCATTTCGCGGCACATATAGGTGGTCAAACGGCTCTTGCCAGCTGCGCCCTTCGGATCTTCAATCCAGTAGATGTGCCGAGGGTGTGCCTTGCCCTTGCAAATCTTGGCAATGGCCGCCTGCCATGGCCGGAACTCAAAGCCCGCGTCCTCGCGCACACGTGGCACCACTGCCTGTGCGAGCTGTGTGATGCCACTGGGGTATCGGATAAACTGTCCTGGGAAGCGCTCGGCCACTTGCCGGATGCCCTCCTCGGGTCCGTGCTCCCTCAGGATTTCACGGATGGCCTCAAAGTCGGTGCGCGCGCCCTGCTCGGGCCGCACACCTTTCCCAATCTGCCAGTGCGGGCGCGCAATCAAGTCAATCTTAGAGCGGAAACGGGTCTCGGAGTTGGTGCGCACGCGGATATGCTGGTCGCGGTCCTTAACAAAGGCGGGCCGGAAATCCTCGCCTCCCTGTCCAATCCAATGGCGAACGGCGCCGAGCCGCACCTGCTCCGTAAACTCAATATAGCCCTTGAACAGAATAGCGCGTTTAACCGTAAGATCCTCATCGCTGCCACTGCTGCTACTGCTGGCACTGCTAGAATCGCTATCACTGCTATCGGAGCTGCTCCCGCTGGAAGACTCGTCGTCGGTTGGGTCCGCGGCGCGAAACTGCGGCGATGGCGGAGCCTCGAGCTGTCCGCACGCAAAGGTCACGCGCTCCTTCAACTCGTCGGTGATGGCAGGCGGGTCGTAGTTCACACTGTGCGTCCGTACCGAGAAAAGCCAGGCGCGCGCACGGGCTCCGAGAGACGCAGCTGACAGAACCGACACACGAGTCCCGGCGACACTCGAAGTCTCGCTCATTGTGTAGCGTGTGGGCCGACGTGTGAAACTGAGCTAGAGGAGAAAGTATGAGCCTAATACACAGCGCGTCTGTTTTCAAATAGACCATTTAAGCTCCCAACCCCGGTTGACCACGTGTGCCACTTACTTCCCCAATAAACTATAAATCATCCGCGTCACGGTGTCGTCGGGCTTGCCAGCTCCACCCTTCATCATCGATACGAATTGCGGTAACGGCATTGCACGGTTGAGAATGCGCGCGGCAACCCAACGGCCGCACGTATCCGAATCGTCCTGTTGAAGCTTAGTGGTGTTATGTGTGACGGGCTTGTTACCTTTGGAAAGCAACTGTTGTAGCAAGGGCGCAGTTTCATTAAACTCCAAGAGTTCAGCCTTACTAAGCCATGTGCGGTTTCCATCGATTGCAACACCAAAGCTATCAAAAACTTCATAGTGATCGGGGTAGTTAAGAACGGCAAGCCAATGACCAGTGTCCTGGTCTTCGGTCAAAAAAAGAATAATGACCGCGTCATGCCCTTTGAACATCTCTTCAGGGCTTGATAGCTTCTCAAGCTCAGGATACCGATAGATAGGGACGTTGCCAAGGAGTTTACGGAGGTCATCTTCACCAAGGGCATATTCAGAAAGGTCATGGAGTGATTTGGGCATTTTCCCGCGAGAGCCACGGAACAAATGGATCGAAGTGTCTAATAAGAGCAGTTAAGCGGTTGGCTGCATTAGATAGGTCACTTCGATCCACTTTCTGGGACAAGAAGAAATCAGAACCAAATCAGAACCCTGATCGTTTCTGGGTACGGTCATCATGCATCACACCAAGAGGGGCCGAGGATTGGGTGACCTGGGCAGCTCCACGTATGACCAGTCCATTTCATCGGGTCTCATTACTCGCACGCTTGACGCAATCCACTATGACACCAACATTCTCGTCACAACGGATGTGGATAAGGGTGTTACAAGCGACGGCGAGCATGGCCGGTTTGCAAAGTTCCGCGAGTCGCGTCTGACTCCTCTTCTCGGCGACACGAAGGATTATACGGTCTCCCTGGTGCGCGGCTCCATCACGACCAACAACATTCCCCTTTTTTGCCCAAAGCCGTCAAAGATCGTGACCGAGGGTGGTAAGCAGATGTGGGAGCTGGCTGCACAGCCTGGTCTTAATATGACATGGACGGGTCCCGTGTATACGACTGCTCCTAACGCTTCCGATCACGGGACGACGGGCGTTCCACCTTACATGGATCGGAATTCCGCGTCGTGGCCACAGGATGGGTTTATTCCATGGTACACCTCTACGACTCTGCCAGCAGTTGGGACACCTCGTAACATTCGTGGGTGTTTGAATTGCGCGTATGGGTATAAGGCAGGACCTGACATTCATGTGACTAATTTCGCATCACGGCTTACGGCTATGTTTGTTAGTAATCTAAATGGCGGAAACTCGGATCTCGCAGCTATTACCGTGAGCGTGTCTGGAACGAATACCGCCGCTATGACACAGGTTCTCGGGTTTGCAAATGCAAGCACAACGCAGACCGTGTATCTCGACTTTACACTACCTGCGAGGGCGTTTCCTTTCGCGAACAGTACTGGTGATATTTTTTATCCAACAAACCGGGGAATCCTGCAGGCGTGTAAGTTTCTTGGATTCTTGCCAAATACCGTGTTTGCTATTCCGCCTGGTGGAACGGTGGTATATGCACCGCGTGCATTCCAGCTCGGATTTCGCGCAACGATGAACCTCTTTTCGTATAAGAACGTACGGTGGGTTCCTGAGGATCAAGCTGCCTTAATATACCCCATGCCTACTGTTGATGATGTTACTCTGGGTACTATGGGTAGATCCCCTACATATTTTGATTGTTACTCGTATAATCATTTTCTTGAGAAGTGTATAAATCCTACATTCCAGCGGTTGATTTACGATGAGTTTGATTTTGCGAATGCAACATCAATCCCGCTTGATGAGTTGTCTCTTCAGTTGCAGTTATATGGCTTTTGTAATGCAAACTGCAGTGCGTTTGTTACATGGGACTCAACTAAATCGTATGTCAAGACTGAAAGTGTTTGCCTTAATGGGCGTGCATATTATGCACTGTCTGCGAATAAAGGTATTAACCCAGCTTCAACTTCACTCGTATGGCAAGACTGTGGACAGTCGATCTGCTCAAGCTGGGTTCCTGGTAATGCTTACACAAATGGCGATCTTGTTACATATCCTGTATATTACGCTGCTGGTTACTACAATGCGACTTTGTTTGAATGCACGGGTACGACATCTGGGATCACAGGACCACCGGATGAGGGAGGCGCGTGGACGAATTGGGCATCCCGCAGTGTGATTGGTCAGTTACTAGGAACCGACTCAGTCAGCATAAATGCCAATCAACCAACAATTGGAACTGCTGCCCCGGTTATTTCGTTTAACTCTTCGACACAGCTGTTTGTGTTGAACCTTGATAGTTATGGATATGGTGGAACAGCATCCACTAACGTTGACGATGGATATAATGGCTTTCCAGACGACCAAAGTGTCACAACGGCAACGACTCTTACACAAGTCATGAATGGCGCGCTTAACGACCAGGCGCGTGATTCGTGGGGAATCACAGGAACTGGGTCTATGACAACGCCACCTTATATCGTAGCACGCCACCCGTTTACAAGCTATGATGAGAAGTTCAACGTCGAATGCGACGACTATTTCCACCAGCTCTTTGGAAACTGGCCTTCCCTTAAACTTCTGTATACGGATCCACGCACGCAGACAACGTCGTCGTACGTTCGTTATTTCCCACAAGTCTCGAACGCCGGCTTGGCAGTTACAACTCCTCTTCCCCTAGTCACGCCGACCGTTGCGACAACGTCGTATCTCCCATATGGTCGCATTTCTGGTAACACGCCGTATATTTACACATACCCCCAGGATTACACTTCCGTTGGTTTGATGTGGAATCCCGTTGATACGATCGTTGTGATTGCGGGAGAGATCCCGCTTCTTGACGACCAGGTGTCGTCGCCGTTTATTCTGGGAGATGTGATTATGTCCAAGTCACCACCAGGTAAGACCCTCAAGATTTTGGGAGAGTTTGTTGTGAGGGATCCGTTGAGCAAGGGCCAGCAGTACCGCAGTGAGGTTATCTTTGAGCCCTCGGAGGCAATCCACGTGTCCATGCAGGGCTCGGTGCCCTTTATTGTGTTTGATTACGCAGTGTGTATGCGCATGAAGAATTCAGGCGCACTCCGCGTGATGTCGATTTCGAACGGTGGCTCGGTCTTTATGCGGTTTGAGTTTCAAGTGAAGCGTTGAGCGTTAAAGCAGTAATTGCAAACCTTGCAATTTACTTAGTTTTGAAGTGTAGGACCACTGAAGCCCACCCCACTCAAGCCAGTCATCAGATCTAAGACACAGCTAGGATGAGCACAATCTCGAAGATCGCGGTGTACGATGCGCGCCTTCAGCAGGATGAGCCGGCGTATGCCGTCCAGAAGGGTGCGCTCTCTGTGAGCGTTGCGCCGTTCAGTGCCATCTCTGCAAACGCCAGCCAGATGACGTTCCAGGTTCTGGTGCCGTCTCTGAACGTTTTTGTTGACCGTAAGATCCAGCTGTCGTCTATTCTGTACTTTACTTCTAATCTTTACTATGCGGGCCCGCGCAGCGTTTCGCTCAAGCAGAGCACGCCCACAACTGTCACTGGCACGATTGCCAGCGGCACAAACACCACGCTTACCCTCGGGACTGCATCGACGGTGACCCTTGTTGTGGGTTCTAGGGTTTCGTTTGTGGGAAGCTCCCCGGGTCTTTACATTATCGGCGTGACCTCGACGCTCGTTTGCACTCTGAGCTCGCCCCAGGCGGCCATTACGGCCCAGCTTGTCACGATTGAGACCCCCCTGAACTGGGATGTGGTGGATCCGGCAATGGGCGTGCAGTCCGCGCTCACGACGGATATTGGCTTTATGAATGCGAGCCAGAGCCAGACGTTCCAGCAGACGGGCTATTGCACGGCCGTGTCCGCGAAGGACCTTTCGTATTGCGCATTCCCGGTTCAGAGCGCGCTTACGAATATGACCGCCACGCTGAACGATTGCACCGTCACGACGAACGGCGATACGCTCCGCGAGCAGCTTCTGCTGACGCAGACCCCTGAGAATACCAAGCAGCGCACGACCCCTTGCAATATGGATTCATACGCATGGGGCCGCGATGACGTGTTTAACGGTTCTGGCAATTTCTCGTCCTACAGCACTGTGAATGGGTTTGGCGACATTCCCAACGGTGCATTCCCCACGACGTGGTTTGCCGATGAGAAGCAGGCGAAGTCATTGGCCAGTGTAAAGACTGTGGTGACTGCAACGACGCTTGCCACGTTTCCCTACCTCGAGGCGGGTGCGGCGGGTAATTTTATGCCGGCGAGCACTGGAAATATCGCAGCGCAGTCGGGTGTTGGTTGGTATATCGCAAAGCAGAACGCGGGCCAGGTCACCCAGCTTGCGGCTGCTTATGGCACGAATACGAACGGCTTTGTTATCGTCCCTTTCGTCAACAACCAGCCTGTGTGGACGACTGGCTTCCCGGGTGGCGACCTTATCTGTAAGTCCAGCTCCGTTGCGACGCAGCAGTTCACCCCAGGGTTTGCCCTGAACGACGGCGGTGATGGATATGCAACTCTGACTCTTCTGCAGGCTGTGCCGCCTTATTGCATGATCGCGGCGCGTCTCTACACCACTAACGGAACTGTCGGTGGTCGTGCGCCGTCTGTTCTTGGCTGGGTCACTGCGCTGAAGTCGGGCTCCCTTGGCCAGATCGGGTCTAAGTATTCCATCATCACACCGACTGCGTTTGATGCCACGACGTGCCTTACGCTGTCTCTCAGTGCCGGCTGGCAGGTGCCCCTCGGGCCGCTTCCCGTGTATGGCGCGCTTCAGACGGTTGAGCCCCTTGTTCTCTCGCCGCTTATCTGGGCGGACAGTGCCGAGTTCCAGACGGTTGGTCTTTACGGCATGACGAACATGCAGTTTGTTCTGAACTTCGCAAGCCTTGGCACTTGCTTTGCTGCACAGAACGGCACAATCAGTGTTACGGATCCTAAGATTGCGACGCAGCCGATGTGGGTTGACGACATGACGCGTACCAACACTAATACGGGTAATATCCTGCGTTCGTCTAACGTGCGCACGGTGCTGAGCGACCTTTCGTTCAGCTCGTCGTCGCAGGCGGGCACTGGTCCGTGGGGCAATCCCACTCTGTATGTCGGGTTTCTCACGCCGGGTCCGGACATCACGCTTCCGCTTGTCTCGACGGTGCCGTATGTTGAGTTCCCGCGCTACGTGAAGTCGGATTCTGTTCAGACGTTCGGATCCAAGGAGGTCTTTTCCACGAATACGATCTCGCTGACCTCGATTCCGGACATGATCATGGTGTACGTTAAGCCCGGCACGAAGGGCCCGAGCAGTCTCGACACCTACATCCCCATCTCGAACTGCACGGTTACGTTTGATAACTTCAGCAACCTGTGCTCCGGGTTCCAGCAGTTCAACCTCTATGAGTCCGCGGTCGCGGCCGGTCTGCCGATGGACTGGCACCACTGGCGCGGCTACACGCAGGCGGCCTACCCGAGTCTTGCCCGTTCGAGTGCTACGCCGAATTCCCAGGTTATCACGACCCAGGCCCAGTACACGCAGACGGGATTTACCCAGCTCAGCGGCGGTCCCATCCTTCTGCGCATGGGCCACGACATCACGCTCAGCCCGGGCCTGGCGCCGGGATGCCTCGGCAACTATTCTATCCAGATCAACCTTACGGCGTCGAACCCGTACGGCTATTTTGATTCCGTTACGTCCGTGACCACGACGCTCATTGCCATCAACACTGGCTTTTTCGAGACGGTGCGCGGCCAGTCGGCGATCCGCAAGACGATCCTCAACAGCGCGGATGTCGAGGCGGCGACGCCGGAGGGTGGCATGACCAAGACGCACCTCAACCGCATGGTGGGTCGTGGCAATTTCCTCAGCGGCGCCTCCAACGCCGTCATGAAGGGTCTTTCGCTGGCAAACAAGGCCAACGAGATCAACAAGCGGTATGACATTTCTGGCAAGGCTGCGGCGATGGGCGTTCCTGGCGCCGCCATGGCGGGCCGGGCCCTGAGCTATGCGCCGCAGGCCCAGCAGATGGCCAGTCAGTTTGGCATGGGAGGCAGCGGCAAGCGCCCGCGCTCCGGCCTTGTGTAAATAAACAGTAAACATGGCGAAAACCGTTAAGAAGGTCGGATCGCGAGCTGAGGTGTTCCATGGTACTGCGGAGCGTACGTCCGGTAGGCTGACGAAAGATGACCTCATGAAGAACGCGGCGGGTCGCATCGTTTCGCGGCGCAAGCATGCCGCGGGTCGACTCGCGCTCAGATATCTACACGCTAAGGGTTACATCGCTGTCAAGGGTAAATTCGGAAGTAAGCGTGCGGTTGAAGATGCGCCTCCTATTGAGACACCATTGACAGTTGTAGCGGAGGGGGTTGAAGTTAAAACGGAGTAGCTTTGCAACGTATTTCCACTACTTTCCCGCCCCCGCCGCATAGCGAGGCTCTTTAGGGTTCTGGATTGGATCTGATTCCTGTGCCACCCGAGCTTCAACGATCAGAGCATCCATCTCAGCCCCGAGCTTTTCAAGTAGATCTTCAATCTGATTTCCATGCCCAAAGAAGTCAATCTCGTCTGTCTCTGAGACATCACCACGTGCTAATAGATCATCGTGTAGGCGTAGGAAAGAACCGTATGCACCCACAGCGCGATTAACAAGAGCGTTGAATTGGATGTTATAAACAGGATACCGCTGAACAGCAGCTTTAGTACGTTCGATCAGGGCAAGAAGTCCTCGGCGAATTATAGACATCATTCCTCTGATGTGATATTTGCGCTTCACAACCGCAGGCGACGGTTGCGCCGGTTGTGACTGGCCCTGTCCAGTTCCGTGCATGGGTTTCGGGTCATATTGGAATCTCCTATTTATGCCACTTGTATGGTAGTCCCCCCTTGACATGTGCTGAGGCATCCCCTGGCCTTCCATAGCGTCAATCTTTGGTGTCGGGATCTGATCCTCGTCGCGAACCTCTGCCATCGGCGCAGCCGCCCCGGCACCGGCAGCCGACGCTGCTGCTGCTGCCTCCGCTTCCCACCCCCTCCACCCCTGTTGCCGCTTCTCCTCAGCGGTCAGAGGCTCATATGGTGTAATTTCGGGGTACATTCTCATAAGGTTCCGTATGACTT